TAAAACTTATTCTTCCACATGATGCAAAAGCTAAAACTGTTGGCGCAGAATACTCAGTAGAGGAACAGGCAATAACAACATTTGGAAGACACAATGTTGAAGTATTACCAAGAGAAGATATTGAATTAGGTATCAGCACTTGTAAGAAAATGTTAGATAATACCTATGTTGATGAATCTTTAACTCGTTTATTAGAGGTCATTGAGAATTATAAACGCAAATATAACAAATCTTTAGGAATATATGAAGCCCCACTACACGATGAATACTCAAATGGTGCAGACGCTCTCCGTTATCTGGCAATGCACCTAGCTAATAACAAACCTAAGTTCCAATTCGAGGCACCAAAACCAATGCCATTTTTCGGATTCGGTCATAATTAAATACAAATGATATACAGAAAGGAAATGCATGGAAAACTTATTTGATACCACTAAACCAAAAGCTGAAGCTGAAGATACCGATGTTAAGTTCCACAAAGACATCATGGACACCTATAACAAAGCAGTCAAGGTGTGGGAAGATATTAGAACTACCTACGAGTATAATATCAGATTTTCCCTACTTAATGAGCAATGGACTGAAGATGAAAGGTCAAAACGTGCTGCTACTGGAAGGTCTATAACAACTAATAATCGTTTAGCAGCTAATATTCGGTATGTGGTTAATAATTTCAAATCCAATCCACCGTCAATTAAGATCCATCCAAGAGGTTCAAATGCCAATAAGAATACATCTGAAGTTCTCGACGGCATTATCAAATATATTCAGTACACATCAGATGCCAATGAAGCTTATTCCAACGCATTAATGTCGGTTTGTGCTGGTGGAATGGGTGCTTGGAGAGTTATACCTAGAATTTGCGACTATGACAAGAATAACGTGGAACTAGTAATTGAGAGAATCAGAGACGTTTTGAGTGTTGTAATTGATCCAGGTGCTAAGAATCCAAACTTCTCTGACATGGAATACTGCTTTATAACAAATAGAATCTCTAGGGACCAGTTTGAGAGAGAGTTTCCAGACGAGAAGGACAATGAAGATCCAATTAATTCAGAAGCTGGTTGGGGTGATAAGGAGTTTGTTCAGATATCAGAGTTTTGGAGAAGAGTTGATGGGAAAGTGGAACAATATATTTTCAATGGTTCCAAGATACTATATAAAAATACTGATTATCCTGGCACTTTGATTCCAATCATATTTGTAGTTGGTGAAGACATATCTGTTGGTGATGATCGTAAAATTAAAAGTCTTATCTCCGACGTTATTGATCAACAGAAAATACTTAACTATACAAAATCTGAAATTGTTGATGCTATACAGAAGACGACCAAGACAAAATACATGGTTGATTATAATACAGTCAGCACACCAGAATTGCAGAGAATGTGGAACTCAATCAATATAGACGCTTTCCCTTACCTGCCTTATGATGGAAAAAATGGAGCTAAACCTGATACCATAACTCCTGGAACTATACCAACTGAATATATTGAAGGAAGTAAGGAAGCATCAGAAGATATTCAATTTGGTATGGGTATTCCTAATCCTTTAACTGATATTCCAACGACACAATCTGGAAAAGCAATATCACTACAACTATCTCAGAAGAATCTACAGACCTATAACTTTATCAACAATATCAATTTAGGCATTCGTTATACTGGTGAGATTCTTTTAGACTTGATCAGATATTACTATGATACTGAAGACATAATGCAGATTTTAGGAGTCGATGGTCAAGTAAGTCAAGTTCCAGTTAATACAGAATATCAAGAAAATGGGAAGATTGAGTACCATGATCTAACTAAGTCTGCAGAATATAAATGTATGGTTTCAATTGGTCCTTCATACACAGATAAACGCAGTGAAATGTTGGATGTTCTGACTACTCTTTCACAGCAAATGCCAATCATAGGAGCAACTGCAGCTGATCTAATTATAGGGAACATGGACTTTGATAACGCAGATTCAATTGCAAGACGTATCAGAGCTGGAATGGATCCTAAAATATTGGCAGCTACTAATCCAACTAATAATGATACTGATTCGCTTATGGCTAACAATCAAGCTCTTCAGAATCAAATTGCACAAAGCCAAGCACAAGCGGAGCAAATGCAAGCGGCTATCAATCAACTTCAAAGCCAATTACAAGCCGCTAATGATGCTAACCAACTCCGTCTACAAATTGAAAGCATGAAACTACAACATCAGACAGAAATGGAAGTAATGAAGACCAAGTTTAAACGCGAGGAAGATATTTACAGAACACAACAGGAAGAAGAGAAGTCCGCTGTTAAATCAGAATTAGATGCCAGAAATGATAAATTGAAGTCTGAAAATGATATGGAGAAAGAGAAGCAAAAGTTGGCACATGAAGTAGCAATCAAACAACATGACCATACTTTATCATCTGCTTCAATTGACCAAAAGCATAAGAACGACATGGAAAAAACAATAGTTACAAATCTGATGAAATGAAATGGATAAAGTAACTTAAAATTCAGTAATATAAATAGGAGGTAAGCTTGACAAACATCGGCTTACCTTTTCAATAAGACACAATAGGATTAACAATGACTACCAAGAAAACAAAAAAGACTAAGAAAACTGTAGAGACTGAAACACAAACACCATCTCTAACACTGAATGACTTAAAGAATATGAGTTCAGAACAAAAGGATGCGTTCACTGCTAGAATGGTTGAACAGTTGATGGCCGCTGAAATGAATGTTGAGAATAAAAAGACTTCTGAGGATATTACAAAGCTACAATTTAATGATTTTACGGAATATAAGACACCATTTACTCTTTATGATGAATCTGAATACACTGTACGAGAATATTTGGTCCATGAAGATATTGCTGCTCAGTTCGGTGCTCAAGTTGATGGATTGACAAGATTGGATGAAGTTTATAAGCTCAGTTTAATGCTAGATTGTGGTGACTTTGATGTAACAGAAGTGCCAGAAATGTTGAAAGAAATTCTATACACTCAAGGCAATGTTCAAGGTGTTGTGGGTAAGAAACTTAAAGAAAAGGTCGGAGAATAATTATGGAAGAACAGAATTTAGATATTATTGAAAGTGCACCATCAGTAGAAATGTCTGTAGCTGAGTATAAGGAACAAAGAAAGTCTGAATCTAATAGCAATACAGAAGTTATCAGCACATCAAAGGAAAAAACTAATACTGATGCTGAAGATGGTACTGAAGCTGAAGAATATACACCATGGAAAGAGGAAGAAGAGAAAAAGTCAGAAACAGATGAAACTGAAGAAGATGAAGATGTGATTGTAACTGATTCTGATAAAAAGGTTCCACTCCATAAACTTCTAAAACTCAAGGCTCAGAAGAAGGAAAAAGAAGCTGAGGTTGAAAGATATAAGAGTCAGTTGGCAGAATATGAGAGAGTTATTCAAAAGACTCTACCTAAAGAAGAAGCTGAAGTTGTATTAGATCCTTTTGAAAAACTAATTAAAGAGCTAGGACCAGAACCAAAATCAACTGACTATGATGATTGGAACACATTGAAAGCTGACCAAGAGAAATGGAAAGCTAGAATGGAAGAGATTAGAGAGGAGAGATTGATCCATAAGACTAGAGAATCATTCCAGAGAGAGATATCCCATGCTGAAGCTGTTCGTGAAAATGAGAAGCAATCAGCAGCATTTATTTCCAAGATTGACGATGCTAGTAAAAAGAACCCAGAAATCAAGTCCGCTATTGGTTGGTTTGAGAAAGAGATTATTAGAAAGGGGGGGATTGAAGCTATTGATCATTCAGTTCAAAAGGCTTTAGTATTCGATGATAACGCTCCAGAACTGATATACCGAGTGATTAAAGATAAGAACTTGGTTGCAGATATATTCAATAAAGCTGACAATATCTCCATCCTAAAGAAAATTGGTAAGATCTCAGCATACATTGAATTGGAATCTGAGAGTGAACAGGATGTAGAATATAACGCCAATGCTAAACCAGCTAAGAGTAAAGTTGTTCCAAGGACAGTAGGTGGTAATTCTGGTGGATCAAAACAAGCATCAGATAAAGCTACAACCATTGAAGAGTATAAGAAACTACGAGCACAGGAAGACCGAAACAGAAGTCGTAGATAATATAAACTAACACTTATAAAATGCTTTGGAATACTCAGAAACACTGTTAAATAACTAACATCTGAGTATTCCAGGGTTAATTGAATATCTAAAGTTATCTACCTCGTTTTTCATTACTAAGGTTTTGGGGAGTTCAGGAGATAGAAAATAACCTTAAACTGAACTTCCTGAGACCGATAAAAACTTGAGAAATAAAATAGCCAAACACATTCAAAAGGATTAACAATGGCAACTAACGCTCTACTCAACTCTAACATCATAACGAAGGAACTCATCTACCGTTATGATAACATGCCCGCTATCTCCAAGCACGCTGACTGGTCCTATTCTAAGAGATTTGGTCAGACTGATAAAATTGGTACCTCTCTTTCAGTTCGCAGACCGGTTCAGATCCAGGCTGTAAATGATGGAACTTGGGCTTACAATGCACAGAAGACTACGGATACCCAGGTCATTCTCGCATTGACCTCTCCTATCAAGTACACTCCTTTCTTCCAGGATGCCGACTTTGCATTCCGTATCGAAGACTTCAAGAAACGCTACGCTGCTAACTGGCTCCGCTCGATCGTGAACCAGGTTGATACCATTATCGCTGATGCTATCTCCAATGCAGGAACCAACATCACAGTATCGTCTGAACTCGGTGGAAATCCTGGTTTGGGTGGTGGATCTGCTGTTGGTCTTACTCTTACTGGTCCTAACTGGTGTATCATCGGTTCTGGTAATGACTCTGTTGTAAATGGTCAGCTTGTTCCTAAGTATTCGCTCTTGGCTTCTGATATCACTCTTGCTAACCAGATCTTAACTGACGCTGGTATCCCGTTTGAAGATCGTATTGGTGTTCTTACTCCGAAGGCAGAGGGACAGATGCTCTCTCAGCAGGCCACAATCTTTACGAACTATAAGGCTTCCGCTGACAGTGTCGATGAAGGCAAGTATGTTGAAGCATTCGGTGTTAAGTTCTTCTCCAGTCCTAACCTCGCCGTCCACACAAATGGTACCGCTTGGACTTCTGCAGTAGCTCTTTCCACTTCTGCCGGTCAACTCGCTACTGGTTGGGCTGAAACTGGAACTATCTCCGTATCTGGTCTAACTTCTGGTCAGACTATCAATATTGGTGATATGTTTACTGTTGGCACCGCACTTCCTACCAATAAGATGGCTACTTCCTATGCATCTTCTGTTGATCCTGAAACTGGTGACGTTGTAGCAGTCAATCCGCTCAACTACAAGCTTCAGAGCAATCGTCAGCAGTTCACGGTCGTTGGTGTTACTGGTATTGCTACTGTTGCTGGGTCTGTCACTCTTACCGCCGCAACTGCTCAGCTTATCGTTTCCCCGGCTCCAATCTTTGCTGGTGATTACAAAAATATCAGCCGTCAGATGGTTGCTGGTGATAAGGTTGCATTGTTCGGTACTAAGGCTAATCACACTGGCGGAGACACTTTCAAAGAATCGGTAATCTTCCACGATAAGTCCATTGTGATTGCTTCCCCTGAGCTTCCTTCTTATGCTGGAATGGGTGCTAATATCAGCTACGACCGTGATCCGGAAACTGGCTTTGGTATCAGAACTTCCATGACATTTGACTCGATGGGTGTTGCTCCTGGCGCTACTGGTTCTGTTGGTGTTGCTATCCGTCTTGACTTGCTCATCGGCGTGAAACTCCTTCGCCCAGATGGTATTGTGAGAATCCGTTCGTAAGTCTAGTTTTATATAATTGAGAATAAGAGGACTCTGCTTAACTGTGGAGTCCTTTTTCTATTTGGTTCTGTTGGTTAAATATAAGCTAACAATAAGAATTTGGAGTAAACATGATAGGTAATAAGTATTATTCAGTTTTTGAGATTATTCAGCAAGCACTTCTAAATGTTGGTGCCGTTTCATTTGGAGAAAGTATTGAAGCTGCTGTGTCTCAAGCTGCTCTGATGCAAATGAATAACATACTCAGAAAATGGTCAAACTCGTACATGAACTTCAAATCGTATGACCAAATCGTGTATCCAACTAATCCAACTTCTGTAATCTATATGGGTATGGCTGTTGATGGTGAATTTCCTACTCCTACTGTTGGTGATATTGACGAAAGACCAGCATCTATTGACCAAGTTGATATTATAATGGGTACTTTGACATTTCCAGTAGCTATTAAAACATACTCGGAATATACTAAAATACCACTGAAGAATGTTGTTTCGATACCTTCAGCTTGTTATTTCAGAGAAGGTATGCCATTTGATGAGTTATGGTTCTATCCAGCAATTCCAGCGTCTTATGGTGTTAGAGTTGTAGGTAAAGCATATCTCCCACAGTATACAAACATCTCACAAGCAGTAGTTTTACCTCCAGAATATGTTGAAGCTTTAATATACACACTAGCCACACATCTCGCACCAATCTTCGGCCAAAATGCACCAGAGGGATTGATAATGTTGATGAATTCGGCTTTAAAACACATCAAGCAGAGAAATTCACTTAATAATATCCAGCGTTTAAAGAATGATTTCAATTCAATGGGATCTCGTAACTTCTGGAGTGGACAATAATGATTTCTGGAATTTATAAAATCACGAATAAAATCAATGATAAGGTCTATATCGGTTGTTCCAAAAATATTATGTCTCGTTGGAAATATCATAAAAGAGCAACATGCCAAATAATTCATAAAGCAATACAATTATATGGCATTAATAGTTTTATGTTTGAGATAATTTTGAAATGTCCAGAAATATGTTTTGATTATTGGGAAAAATATTATATAAAACAGTATCAGTCTTTTGGGATAAATGGATATAATATGAATGAGGGTGGACGAACTGGTTTTGGTTATAAACATTCTGAAGAGACTAAGAAAATAATGTCAGCTGCCAATAAAGGAACTAAACGAATCAAAAGATCAGAAGAGCATTGTAAGAAATTAAGTGAAGTACAGAAAGGTAAAACACTTTCAGAATCTACAAAAAGTAAGATTAAAGAAAAACGTGCTTTACAACTGTTTACTGAAGACACAAGAAAAAAAATGAGTGAATCACAAATTAGGAGATATTCCAAATGACTCAACAGATTATATTAATAGGAAACGAGCGCCCTTACACATCTCCTTATAATTCTGTTGGTGTTGAGATCTGTCATAATCTATATACTGAAATAAGTCCGACATCAACAACCAAACAACCTTATTACTTCATCAAAATTCCTGGACTAAGACTTTTATCACCAGAAACATCAGCTACTTCAATTGGTGGGTGTAGAGGACTTTTTACAGCATCTAACAACTCCACTTATATCTGTAATAGTAATAAAGTTATGAGGTTATTAGAGAATGGATCGAGAGAATTAATCGGAACTATTGGAACTTATACTGGTAACATTTCATTTGCAGATAATGGCACACAGATGATGATTGTCGATGGTATGAATGGGTGGATATATGATTTCACTACAGCCACATTTACAAAGATTACTGACCAATACTTCCCTGGTAATAATGATCAATCTGCACCTAACACTGTTGTCTGTATTGATACTTATTTCATAGTTAACATTCCATCAACTAACTCTTATTACTGGTCAAACTCATATTATCAGTACCTTGATGACGCAACACAGATATATGAAAATTTCAATCCTGCAGTTGTTAATGGTTATTGGACTCCTCTTCAATCCGGTCAGAAAATAGCACGGGCGGGTAATATCCTTAAAGTCCTTGATACTAACAATATGCTATGGCTCTTTGGTAATAATTCAATCGAGGTTCATTATAATACTGGTAATCCTCCTCAAATATGGGCAAGATACCAGTCCGCAATATTAGAAGTTGGATTAGCTGCTAAAGACAGTCCAGCAAGATACGCGAATAATATCTTTTGGCTGGGTAGTGATAAGAATGGTGCAATTGGTGTTTTTGTTAATGATCAATACTCTCCAAAAAGAATATCAACAAGAGGTATTGAACAGATTATTAACTTGATGCCGAAATATACTGATGCTGTTGGTTATGTATATTCTCAATCCGGTCATACATTCTACATCCTTCAGTTCCTATCAGCTAAAAAGACTTTGGTGTTTGATATTATAACTGGAGCCTGGCATGAGAGAACTTACCTAGACAAAGATACTGGTGATTTGAGTTGCTGGAAAGGTATGTTCTCAGCATTTAACTTCTCTGAGAATATAGTTGGTGATCTCGATACTGATGCTTATTACTGGCTCGATCAACAATACTACCAAAATGATGATCCTGATGGTGTTGGAGTTAATTATATCAAATGTCAGAAAACTACTTCAATCTTATGGTCAAATGGAAATAGAATTAAAATACACTCAATACAACCAATGCTACAACAAGGAACTGGAACTAATATTAATACCGTTGCTGGAGTTGGCCAAGATCCCACAATGCAAATAGCTATAAGTCGAGATTCAGGAAATAGTTATAGTACAGAAAGAATGGTCAGTATTGGAAGAATGGGGCAATATGGTTACCGTTCCAGATCTCTAACTTGGGGTATTGGACGTAACATAGTTTTTAAATTAACAGTAACAGATCCAGTTCAAGTTATTATTGTTGGACTGCTCGCTGATGTAACTCCTTTGGCTAATTAATATGAACAAACCAATCAATAATATCATAGCACCAATACCTGCAAGAGAACCAATTATAGGTGCTGCAGATAAAGTAATGAATCAGCCTTGGGAATTGTGGTTTAGGAAGTTATCAGATGTTGTCCGTAATATGTCAGAGAGTTGGAATGGGAGTAATATTGTTGGTGTTGAGAGAATTGAAGTTCCTGGTTTTCACTACACAATAGACGGTAATAGGTACTTCTTCAATTATAATGGTCCTGGAGATGTAACTATTTCTCTTCCATATCCAGCTCTCTATACAACACAAAGAATACAAGCTGGATCAACAAAACTATACATTACAACAGGAACCAATGTAATAAATGATTGGTTCTTCATATCAGTCAGTTAAATATAATTAAAATCAAGGAAAATAATATATGCAAGCAGTACAAGATATAGCGAGTGGTGCAGGAACAGGAGCAGCCGTTGGAGGACCTGTTGGAGCAGTGATTGGTGGTGGGTTATCTCTTTTGGGAAATCTATTCGGATCAAGCTCAGCAGAGAAAGCAGCAGCACAGGCCAAAGCTGAATATGGAGCCAAAGCACAGCAAGGTATTGATATTCTAAAGTCCGGAAGATCAGAAAATGTATCAGCATTCAATCCTTATGTTCAAGCTGGCCAGAGAGCAACTAGTGGGACAGAAGCAGCAATAGATAATAGAACTCAAGCCACTGGACCAACACTTAGTAACAGTTCTCCATCTAAGGTTGCTGACTATCTAAATCCATCTGCAGCATATTCTACAAGAGTTGCCAATGATAATATTCGTGCTTCAGCTTTAGGATCTGGTGCTGCTGGTGGTGGAATGATGAGAGCTTTGTCTGAGAATGCTAATAAACTGGCTATGACTAATTACAACAATGCCTATGATCAAATGCTAAAGACTGGAGATCAAACATTCAGTCAGGGTCAACAGCAATATATGAATAACACTGCATACGACCAATCACAAATAGACAACCTACAGAGACTGGCTTCTATGGGTGTTGGTGCAGCTTCTAGTATGGGTGGTATTAATCAGAACTATGACAACAACCTTGATCAGTCATATAAAGATTGGGGGACGTCAAATGCTGGTGGAACAATGGCTCGTGGAAATATACAAGCAACCGCGGCGCAAAACTCTGGTAATATCGCAGGACAGATGGCTCAGAATGCAAGTGCTATTCCAGCTGTTGGTAATTATCTCTCAAAGCTGTGGGGATAAACAGTTTAATATGATAAAGGAAGTAAAATAATGGCCTGGTTTGACAATACTAATACTGGTGGAATGAGAGAAGTAAAATACGATCCATCTACTACACGAAAGACTATTGCTGAAAGTGCTAAAGACGAAGCTGCAACCAAGAAAGCGCAATACGAACAAGCACAGACACAAAATATGGATGCTGCTTTCACTGATGCTGTAGAAAAGGAAAAGAAAGTTAATCCAGATGGTAGTACAACTTTCTCATTTTTCTTAGATCCTGACAAATATTCCCAAGCACTGTTCAAGAGGTCTAAAGAATCAGGTGTTCCGTTTAAGATGGACGATGCTGATAAATATGGACAGTATCAGTTAGCTAGGATGCAGAGAACTAATCAAATGACTGGACAGGCTAAAGCAATGGATCAACAGAAAGTAATGGTGGAAGGTAAACCGGCACCAACACAAGAAGTTCAGAAGCCCCTGATAACAACTCCTGAAAGTGCTGGTATGACGAAAAAAGGTAAGTATGGAAGAACATACACCTTTGACGGACGAGGATGGTATACTGATGAAGCAGAGGCAGGATTCTAATGGCAGCCGAAAGAAAATACTATGATCCTTCAGTTATTTTTATGGATAGCGGAGAGAAAGTAGAAACGACCAAAATTCCAGAAAAGACTCTAATTGCTGCTGCTCCTATCAAGAAAGAAGGATCTGATGAGTTGGTTATTAGTCCAGTTGCTGTACCAAGAGCTCCAATGGAAACACCAGAAGGTAAGATGTCTGAGCCTTTAGCAGCACCTTCCAGAAAATATTACAATCCTGATGATATATTTGCACCGGAGACTGAAACTGTAGCAACTCAACCAAAAGACCAATACCAAAATGCAATAATGGGTGGTATGGGTGGAAGTGGAAACATGTCTGGTAATTCTGATGCAGCTAAACAGAAATCATTAGACGCCCTTTTAACTTGGACTCCTTCTGCTCCTACCTCTGGTGCTGGACAAAGAGAAGGTGACGCAACATCAAGAGCGTTTAAAATGGCTCTAGATGATCAGATGGCTTCAATGGGTACTGATGTAAAGACTGTCCTAAAGCATTTGTACGATGAAAAATATTCTGAACAATTGGCCGGTCATGGTGTTCCACAATATCCAATGAACCCAACCATGGAATCAATGCAGAAATATAATCAAGAAATGGCTGATTATGCTTCCAGAGTCCAATTTGCAGAAGATAAAGCCAGACAAGCAGTGATGGAAAGAAAATCAAAGTTGTCAGAAGATGCAGTTAAATGGGCTGATGCAATTGCTAAAGAGAATCTAAAAGTTATTGGTAAAGATGGTGAGATGTTATTCGATCCTTCCAAGAGAGATGTAGCTAATCATATCTTGGTAAATGAAAAAGCAATATCAAAAACACATCAAAAAATAGTGGAAGCTGGCGATAACATTTATAAGTTGGCTGCATTACTCCCTACTGTAGCATTTGAAACCTCTATTGCCCGTAACCCAGAATCCCAACCATCTCAGTTTTCCATTGAAGAGGCTAAGCTAGTTATTGGTAGAATGTTTCCAGAAGCTAGTAAATCGGATGTATCTAATTTCTCCAAAGATCTACTTGATTATGTTATTGGTAAAGCTTCCGGAGTTAAAGATGGTGTTAGTCCTTTAGAGAAAACACTACAGAGAATTGAAAGTGAGACACCTGGAAGCATACGAAAAAGAATGTTGGACGTTTCAAAAGACACAATGGAGTACAACAATATATCCAGAAAGTCATATATTAAAGGTTCCAAAGATGCTGTAATTACTGAAGATGTTGTTAAACCAGCAGATGTTTCTAATACTGACTTTAACAATCCTTCCAATCCTGATAAAGTTGGTTTGATTTTTAATTCGTTACTACGTTGGAATCAGATGACGTCTCAGAGTCCGGAAGAAAAAGCTTTGGGTATAACTGATCCGACAAAAGGTACTGGTAATCAGGGTGTTATAGCGATGCAGACCTATTTGAAAGATAAACTCGGTGCTTCTAATTATGAAGTAACTGGCGAGCCTAAGAAAGATGACGAATTAGCTGTTCAAATGTTAATGAAAAAGAATCCCGAAATGTCTGCTGCTGATGTGATTAGAGAAGCGATTAAATATTCCTCAAAGTCACAAAGTTCAGATAAAGCATTAACTCCTAAAGCTACTAAACCTAAGAAAACATCGAGAAGAAAAGAAACTCCAGCAGAGAGAATTAAAAGACTAATGGGTGGAAAATAAATGAACGAGGAAGAGAAAAAATTATACCTATTCATGAGAAATGCCAGTCCTGAAGTATTAAATTCTTTTACGGATGACGATGCTGATGAGTTTGAACGGTTGCATAAATTATATCAATCTGAACAAACACCAACATATAAAGAGAGAGCGCCATCACTATTGGAGAGAGTTAATAAGGTTGGATACTCTGGCCTTTCTGATGACGATAAAAAACTTTACAATGCTCAGTTCCCTCACTCCGCATGGGCTAAAGCTGATCCTAAGAGAACTGTTGAAGATGCTCAGAGATTGACGGACCAAGCAGTTAGAGATAGACAAATAAGAGAAGCACCAACTGATCTTCCTTTTGAATCTGGACTGCCTGGAGAATATTCACTAAAGTATGATGATATTAGAAAAGGATTGTCTGTACCTGTAGGATTAGCCACTGGAACAATTCAAACTGGTATTGATAGAGTTTTTGGTATGCCTCACAAAGAAGTTGATGGTGTAGCAATTCCACAAGAAGCTCCATCACTCTGGGAAAATATCAAAGAGGGTATTAGGAAGGGATCGGAAGGTGAAGGGTTTTCTGGGTTAGCTGCTGATCCACTTAATCTATCACTTTTTGTTCCAGGTCTGGGTGAAGTTGCTCTTGGTGGTAAGTTTGGTGCAGAAATACCAACATGGGGGCAAGCTTTAGGTAGAGGTGTTTTGGGTGCTGCTGAAGGTGCTGGATATGGAGTTGGTTCGATATTATTAGATCCTACGAAAAAGGGCCAGAGTTTATCAGATGCTGCTCTATATGGTGGCGTTCTTGGTGGTCTTGGTGGTGGAGCTGCTGGACTTTTAAAACGCTCAGCAATTGATAACTTTCCTGGCGTTGGTAAGATTGAGAGATCCAAATTGTCCGGTAAAAAGAATACTGAAATGTTGGACCTCTCTGAAGCTGAACGTGCGAGAATTTATAACATGCTTCCAATATTTCCGAACAGAACAGACTATTATGATGTCGCACAAGATCTAGCAAAGTCTACAGGTCCGGCTTGGAAGCAGACTGATGATATTTTTGATAAAGCTTTGGAAAGTACTGGTTATCCTTATGGTGGAATTAATACAGAGGACATCGAACGCATAATTAGAAGTAAACTGGACGATGCTACTACTGCAAAGACTGGTATACTTCAGAACATGGCAGTCGAAGATGTTGATAAAGTTATTGCCGACTATGTTGCTTCTAGAATGGGTGGTATTAGAAAGACTGCGTCAAAGACACCTAGAAAGTCTGTAGTTGATGAAAAGGAATTATTAGACGTTGTTCCGATTTCTAATATTGGTAGCATCTTGGGCCAACTTAACACAGATATTGGTAGAGGTGTTGGGAGTAAGATACCTACAGCTGAAAGCAAAATGGCGTTGGTTGCTAAAGATGCTATTGTTTCAGATATTTTGGGGGGTAAAGGACCTATCACATCAAGAGATGATCAGATAAGAGGTATATTAACTGGTGGTATAATGCATAATGGTGAAGTGAAATCTTATAATGATATCCTAGAAGAAATTGCTCCAGGTACACGTGCAGACTATTCATTAGGTAAGAGAGTTTTGGGTACGATAGCACAACAAGCTGAAACTGGACCATCTGTTCGCGTTGGTGTCCCAGTGTTAGGCGAAGCTGGCCCTCATGCATATCTAAGGGTTAAGAGTAATTATAGCGCCCCAGCAACCTCTTGGAAGATTGGATCAGTATTATCAAAGCCAATAGCGGCACCAACAATTCAGATAGGTGGTGATTTGGTAAGTGCAATACGATCCAAATTTGAAGAAAAACGAAAGAAAAAGTAATAGATCTCATACTCTTTTATTATAACAGAAGAAAGGTCGCCGGAAATTAATCTAGCGACCTTTTATTTTTTAGATTGTTGGTAATAAATCCCATACTGATAAAGCTGGAGGGAAGAACTGATTGAGGAACTTGTCTTTACTGATTCGGTCTTCATGTTGGGATTGTATGTGCGGTTGAAGGTCTTGCTGCTTAAACCTCAACCTATTACCGAACATTGTAGACTCACCAAACGTCATTTCCACAGCCTCCTTATCAAGATTCCAGAACAAAGAAGAAGAATTACAGCGGATAGTGCAAGTTCGAGATTAGTCATGTTTACGCCATCCAAGTTCCTTAAAAGTCTTAGCTAACACTTTATGGCTTTCCGGAAGACATTTTGTAAAAAGGTTATCTATTTCCTTCGTATATGTTTGTGTATATCTATTAAGGTGTAAAAGATAAGTCAATTGTCTATCTGTACATAATTTTCTAGTAGTGTCAATACTGAGTGCGCTCTGAAATTCTCTCCTTAGGTTCAGTAATCTTTGTTTTGTCATTGAGAATCCTAGAGATGCTGCTACCAAACCCACAACAACAATTTTTGAAAACATTTTATCCCTCACTTTTAGCTTGTTTGAATCGGATATAATGTTTCACTAGATATATAACAATGCCAATAAATGTTATAACAAACATAATACAACCTACAATTGGAAAGAGTGCAGTTATTAGACACAAAAAACCAATACCAATCCAAACAAAGAATAATGCGTCTTTTTCCTTTCTCTCATGTTCTTGGTTTGCATCATATTCTTTTTTGCGTTTGGCGCTTTCGAGGTCAAAATCTACAAATTTTTTTCTAAGATCTGTAATCTTTTCATCTGTCACACCGTTTGCTCGTAGTTGTTCAAGGTATTGTTCAGTAGTCATTTTATCCCCTTTCGTTAGTGTGTTAAAATTCTCTTCTACTTAATATATATTCTAAACGCTAAAAACACAAATAGATTTTACACTTTTAATTTAATATTTTCGCTTTTTAACACTTGCAAATTGATAAAATACAACTCACTCTTTTATTTTTATTATTCATACAAGTAATTAGATCATTTTGGCCAAATCTCAAACTCATTTTCTTTTTTGACCTCGCACATTAAATACAATCAAAAGAACTCACTCTGCTCAAAAAGGACACTCTAAATTATGTCATCAGCTCCAATCATGCCTTTCGTATTTCCTCGCCAATGGACCCTGGACGGACTTCCTCTATCTGGTGGTAAGTTGTATTTCTATGAGTCAGGAACAACCACACCCAAGGTCACATATCAAGAACCAACTAAGTCTATAATCAATACAAATCCGGTTATCCTTGACGCTTCAGGCTTCGCTCCTATCTATTTGGACACTGGTTATTATACTGTTATACTGAAAGATGCTAATGAAGTTCAATTGTTCCAGCCTTTAAACGGTATTGCTGGTGTTGTTGATGGGTTTGGTGGTGGGTCTGATATCAAGATTGTGGCTGTTGAAAATTACAATGCTCTCAGAAATCTACAGGCCGAATATGATCTAGTATATGTTGGTGGTCGTACGTTTAATGCTGATGGAGGAGAAGGTTGGTTTTATCATGATCCTAATTACCAACTGTCTGATGATGATGGATATATTCTAACGTCAAATGCTGGAGCTACAAAATACATCAGATTAAATCAAGAAGTATTGGATCCTAAATTCTATGGTGTTGAATATGGGTCAGCAGTTAATCAATATACTTTGTTCATTTACGCATTGACTAGATCTGTTGCTTTAGGTTTACCGCTTGTTGTTAATGGAAATGTGTATATCAATCAGAATATAGTAGTTCCGACCAAAGCAAATCTGTTAGTTCTGGAGTCTGGATACTTCACATCTACTGCTGGAATCACTTTTACATTTACAACAGGGTCAGATTTTTCAGCTTTTGGTACTACATTCGGTCAAGCAGTGAGTCCTAAGTTTGAAGCTTTGGTTGTAGATAATATTAAATTGAGTTGGATGGGTGGTACTGTTTCAGATGACCGTTTGAACAAGTTACTAGCATCTTCAACAGTCTCTGAGCAAATCTTGGAAATAGACCAGACTGCAAATATAGCATCAACCTCATACACAACATTGGCATCTGTTAAGTTTACAAATAATGCCAGATTAGTTATTTCAAATAGTGGTGGTTTGACTCTATCATTCCCTCGTATATTGAATGCTGCTGATTATATCTTTGAAATTAATACATCCACACCAATCACATCATTTAACTTCGGCAAAGACACAGCATTTCCAGAGTGGTTTGGCGCTGTAGGTAATAACTCAAATGATGATAGTTTTCCTTTCTGGTACTCTACACTTTCTGGATATACTTTCTTGACCACTGGAAAGACTTATTGGTTAAAGACTGGCACTACAACTCCAGGATGGCCAGCAGCATATAGAATTACTGGTGAAGGTACTGTCAGACTTGGTAACAATAGAACACTCGGTAATGGACAACTTTGGATTTATAACGCTACTGTAGTTGTTGATAATAGCACTTTATGGTTCAACGGTTCATGGTTAAAGGCAATATCGGCACTATTCCCATCAAATTATACAGCAACATCTTCTCTTATTGATGGTTGTGTATATACTGATAAAAACAAATATCCAGTTTATGATGGTCAACCAAGTATCTACAACGCTCACTTACCATTACTCCCATCTTGCCAAATACTAGGAACAGATGTGACAAGCAAAATAGTAAGTGCTGGACCGGATTTGACTTTAAGGAACGTATCAATCACTTCTTTAACTTTAACATCAGCAACAGTAGACAGTCTTAAACCTAGCAAATTCGCACCAATCATAGCAACACCAACTGGGACATCTGCAACATTATCACCAGCTTATTCCTACAACTTGATAGATAATAGTGCTGGTCAAAAGGATGTTATTTTACCTTCCGATCCAACAGCAGTGTATTTCAAACTAATTGGTAAGACTGGTTCCAATAATATAAGAGTTGGTTGTACTGGTGGCGATACGTTTTATACTGGAGCCACAACATTTCTTATTAACGGTTCTGGTGTCGGTGTAGCATCTATTGAGTTATTCAGAGTTGGAAGTATTTGGTACCCTGTGTTTAGCCAGTTATAATCCAATTGTAAAGAGCTGTGTGAATATCTAAATCAATAAGGCCTAAGTTGAAATAATGATCAGCTTGGGCCTTTATCCATTTCTATTTTTCGATTTTATAGGCGTCAAATGTTCTGTATCAAATAGTCCAATATATTACACACCGCCCTAATTAAATATATACAAACTAAGGACCAAATAAAATATGTCAACAGCTCCAGCATTCATTCAACAGTTATTCGATTCAAATGGGAGACCTCTTTCTGGTGGTAAACTATCTACATTTGTTGGTGGAAGTACAAATCTACCAAAAGAGTTGTATTCTGATAAAGCTCTAACAACTCAATTACCTAACCCACTTATTGCTGACGGTTCTGGGTATCTCCCTCAGTATTTTATGACCTCTGGAGCATATAAATTTGAATGTGAAACGTCAGATAATGTTCTTTTATGGACTAGAGATTGGATCGAAGCTTCCGGCTCTTCAACTTCTGGTGCCTCTGAATATAAAGTAAAGGTTGACCAATTTGATACAGCAGAATACTTAGTTGACAAGGTAGTTTCTTCTGATGGTATTGATGTTGTACTCTATACTGGAACTACAAGAAAATTAGAAATAAAAAGTAAAGGACAAAGTAAGGTCAATGCTGGTGATGCTTTAGGGTATTTGAATCAGAAATTTACCGATACGAGTTCAATTAAATGGTCAGAAGTTGCAAATAAAATGACCGCTAATGTTGAGGTTTCGGCTATTTCTGCAACAATACCAGGTGACCGAAAGACTGTTGTTGATGTAGAAGATTTAGACGTTCCAGGCTATTTGGTAGATAAGATAGCAGCCGGTGTTGGTCCTGTAACTGTAACTGTAGAACAAGCTGGACAACATAAACAACTCCACGTTAACGTATTTGATGTAGGGAAAGTATCTGTCTCTGAAAATGATTCTTATGATTACCTATCCAAAAAACTAATTGCTGGGGCTGGCATCACGATTACAAGTGCATCAGATTTGGCTGGTGAAAAGTTAATAATTAATAGCCGTACAAATTTTTGGGGGCCGATAACATATGTAGCTTCTGATTATACTGTTGTTGATGGTGATGCTTATATTGGAGTTCGTGGTAATTTTAGTTCACTTACACTACCAACAGCATCAGCACAATATGAAGGACGTAAAGTTGTAATTGTTGGTTTAGGAATTGGATATGGATGTACTGTTGTTGCTGCTACTGGTTCGGTGGTTGGTGGAAATACTGTAGTAGCCAATTATAGTAAAGTAGAAGTTATATGTTTTAATAATGGTTCTTCTTGGGTTTGGGTTTCGGTCTAACAAACACACAACCCCTAATTAAATATATATATATATAAACAAGGACCAATAAATGCGTACAAATCCTGATGTTGTTAATTCTATTTCTGAGAACCTAAAGGATATAAGTAGTGGTTGGCTATTTTGTGATGTTAACATTTATGATCCAGACTATAAAGAAATTCTAGTTCAACCTGTATCAATCGAATCTGTAACAATAAACTACCTAAGATTCAAAGAAAATGTATCTAACTTAATCATTCGTTCTGGTACTGATTCTAATTCTACTATACTTTGGGCTGGACAATCTTTTAACTTACCAGACATAGAAGAAACTTCAAACTACCATAATGATTTGGGAGGTTTACAAGGTGGAACTGTTGAAGAATACTATCACCTAACAAACACAGAACACGAATTTGTAAAGAATATGGCTGCTGTAACTAAAGAGTATACTGGTTTCTTTACTCCTTCTAATGTGGGTATTACGTATTCTGATGTTAATAGAACCGTAACATTGTCTGGCCCTGTATCTGGTTTCTGGAGAGGTTCACAAGTCCCATTTTTATCTGCTGGTTGGGTATCTCCTGCTCACAATGTTGGAATGACAACCTCTCAATTCTTATATTACAACGGCACTTCAATTGTTTGGTCCTCTACACCTTGGACTTTTGATATGTTGATGATTGCTTTGGTGGCTATAGATGCTAATGGTGTTGTTCAATTTTGTATCAGAGAACCACACGGAATGATGCAATGGGAAAGTCATAAAGAACTGCACGAAACCCTTGGAACATATATTAAAGCTACTGATGGTGGGGATCTTAGTAACTTCACAATCAATTCAACAGCTAATAGACGTCCATACATATCTCAAACAATAGTAAATGATGAGGATATTGCGACAACTCTTCCATCTTTAATCACAAACCAATACACACTCTTTAACTTGTCTGGTACTGGTTCCGTTGGTTCTTATACTGTTAACAATGCCGATATAGTTCTTCAAAATGCTAACCGACCATATTTTAATCAATTTAGTGGTGGTGTTTGGAGTAATGTTCCTTTTGCTAATAACTCTTATGGTGCAATATTCGTTTTTGCACTACCATCAACATTAGATACATTAAGTCAGAACAAGAGATTTATATTTGTTCAACCTCAAGCAAATGGTGGTCTTCCTACAATTCAAGGTCTAACAGTATCTTCTTTAAACCTATCAAACTTAACTAACTTATCTCCTGAATTTGTATTTTTCTCCAAGATCATAATTCAATACACTGCTTCTAACTGGTCAATCAAACAAGTAGACAAATTAACAGGAACCAAAGTAAATCAATCATCTTCAAACGTGACTGGACTGATTACTGTTGCTACTGATGGTACTTCTGTTTCTGGCTTGGGTATTCCTACATCACCAATCACTCTTGTCAATGTTGGAACTTCTGGAACCTATGTGAAAGTTGTAACTAATGCTAAAGGTCAAGTTACTTCTGGTGGTTCTATGGTTGCTTCTGATATTCCTAACCTTGATACATCTAAAATTACTACTGGTGTTTTTACTACTGCAAGAATACCAAATCTCGATGCTTCTTGGATTACTTCTGGTACTTTTGATGTTGCTCGTATCCCAGTTCTTCCAAGTCAAGTACCACAAGTCACAACAAATTTGGCTTCTTTAACAGTTGGACAGCAAAACATTATTACTTCTGGATCGGTTGT